TCTGTGTGTGGTTTCTTGCTAATTGGCTTACGCGGCGCCGGACTATCTGGGCTGTGCGGCTGAGGATTGAAACCCAGGCGTTCTCTATCGCACGCGGCCAGAAGACGCGAGCCAAGCAGGAGACCACCTCAGAAAAGGTCGCAGCAACCCCCATCATCACCCACGTCGAAAACCACGTGAAGATGGCCCATACGAACATGCCCACAAACTTGCGCGACAAGTACCTTGCCGTCTGCCTACTCATCGCGTCCGGTTGGGCGGACAACCGCGTACGCGTAGTGCAGACCACGCTCAGCGACGCTGACACCGAGCCAATCCAGGAGAATTCGCGCGAGTCCCTTGGCGATCTCGGTGCCGAGAAGCGTTTGCTGAAGACACGCAACAACACCGCGCCACCGAATGTTTGGCGACGGTCCGTTCGTGTTATCAAGAAGTCCTATGCCAAGCTGTTTGACGACGTGCAGCGTGGTCAGGACAGAGTTCTGCCGGGACAGGACGGACTCAAAGAGCGTTATAGCGGAGTAGTAACCGGCCCCGAATTCTGTGACATCACTGAAGGGTTTGAGGGCAGTATGGAGGATGAAATCGCGGGTGTATCACGCCACCTGCGGCAGCTTAAGTCTACTGTGACTGGTGAGTATCTCGCTCGCGAGATCGCGCCCGAAGCAGAAGCAAGACTTGACCGTGCCACCGATATCATCTGCAACTTCGTGAAAAGGCTCGCCAAGGCCCACTACATCTCTATCCTTGCCTTCTCACTGCCACAGAAATGGGGCAGCCAGCGAGAGGTTTGGTATCAGCGATTGGTGGAGGTTGGTCGTACCGTAGTGCAGCCCTTCCTTTCAGGTTTCGTGAAGACCTGTGAACTCGCCTTGCCTATCAACAAGCTACCACGGCTTGTTGGATCAATGGGCATGTTGTGTTGTGCGAAGGATGCTGCATCGCTCTGCAGCGTTGAGCAATTGTTCAAGAAGTATATGCCTCAGCTTGTGGTCAAGGGCATGACGCAGGATGGTGTGAATTCTCGTTTCGCGTCATTCTCGCGCCGTGCTAAACGGCTTGGGCTTAAAATCTTGTCAATTGACATGTCTGCGATGGATTCTTCATGGACGAAGAACGACCGTACGCGAGTGCGGCGTGTGTTGACTTCCATCGTTGACGTCCTGCAGGAACTGTTGGATGCCGAACTGCAACAAGACTATGTTTCGCAGTGTGCCGCAAAGAAGCGAGCTCTTCGATGGATATTGAAATACATTGAAGTACAACTCGCTGCTGAAGACTCCATCTTGTTCTCTGGTGAACGAGGCACCTCAATTGGCAACCGGATTTTGATGCTCATTGTCTGGGCTGCCGAGTTGCTTCGTGTCTACGGAGATGAAGAGGGAGAAGATCGGATTATTCGAATGTTCCGCTGCCCAGCCGAGGCTCAGAACATTTCGACCGACGAACGGGCGCACGGCACCACCGAACAGCACGCCACGGAAAACCATTTCCCTGACGACGAGCGGTATGACAACAACATCGGAGATGGTGACGATTGCACTCTTGCCATCCCACACGCTATGTACGCAAGCGAGGAGGAATTCATACTTTCGTATGAGGCCTACTACAAACTCGTCGAGCCGTGCAGCGCGTGGGACGAGGGCACAGATATGGAGTGCCTTTCCATGATGTGTATCACTGCCGAGGACAAACAATTCTTTGTACCGAAGGTCGCTCGCAACGCGCAGCGGCTTATCGCTCATAAGATCAGAGTTGCCCCTGGTACGCACTTCGCGGAAGGTCGGTTAACCTATACTCCGACTCCCAAAGAGTACGCTGAGATTGCCACCGATTTGTGGCAGCGTTCTTTTGCGCTTCGGCATACAATGGTGTGTCGCCATTTAAACCGTGCCATGTTCGAATACTGTTACAGTAAGTCTGGTGATCTTGGCACAGTGTACGATGACGATCAGAAGCGCCTTGGGAAAACCGACGGCGACCTACGCCTATCTGAATGCCTCGAGAATGTTCGTACAAACGCCACCTGTGACGTGAGTGGTTACGTCATGGTGAAGGCCACGAACTTCAAATCGATGCCAAGTCTGTCTGCCTCGCAGATACGGGCACTGAAGGCCGAGTGGTACGAGTCTGACATCGCGTGGTCAGTACTCGAGCTCACTGACGATCTTTGTGCCAACCCTGACATTTTGCTCCAAAACTTTCCAATTGGTGCGAATGTCGCGGCCGCTCTTGGTTTTAAGCAAGGGTATCAAGAGCAGCTGAAGCGTCAGCTTGTAAAGGGGGAGGGTGTCCCCCCCGATATGAGTGGTGGGACGCGGCCCGGAGGACGTGAGGTCAGCACGTCTGATGGTGCAGGGCGAACAGCTACGCAGCAGCCACAAAGGGCAGCCTCAGTCATCGTCCACACAAACAGCCGCGTTCTGTGTGGATATGAACCGCAGGGCAAACCTCGTGTGGGCATGCTTACCTTCCCCGGTGGCAAACTGGAAGAAGGAGAGTCTTTCGAGGCCGGTGCAATTCGAGAGCTAGAGGAGGAAGGAGGGCTAACTGCTGATCCTTCCGATCTCAAGTTCGTCAGGGAACACTTCTGCGGCAAGTTGCTGTGCAAACAGTATTCTATTGACGTGCAGAAAACGCGATCAGCGTCTGTGCTCACCGCGGACCAACTGACGGACTTCAAGTTCCGATGCGCTGCCGAGATTATGGACCAGCATGCTCCCAACAAGATTGCAAACTGCGTGAAGGAGGCCATTGTCGATGGAGAATTTATTCCTGTGGCCCTTGAACAACAAGCTGCGCGAGCACTCCGCCCTGCACCGGGTTTTAGCGCACGAGTGCGCCCGCCATTCGAAGTCAAAGCGGTCGGAGCTGAACCGAACGCGACGGGTCCATCCCAGTCCGAAGACTACACGCATTCACACATTTGTCCTGTGTGTGGCGACGAGTATACTCATTCACATCCACACAACAAGCTATTCGAGCACGCACAACGTCTCGGCGCTTGTCCGAATGAGCATTGCTCCAACCACAAGAGTGCGCGAACGTCGACTGCGGGTGCTGACACGAGCCGCAACCAGGAGGATTTCAGGCAGCCTTCTGGGAGTAGACCAGTCAATGGCCACGGAACCCCTGTTGGACGGAAGAGTGAAGCGAAGGGGAAGGCTGGCAATAACGGTAGCGGATTGAGCCCCCATGCCGTGAGCCAGAACGCCGGTAAGTCGCATGCCAGTGGTGCTGAGTCAAAAGGGAGAAGCAAAGGCCGGAAAGGGCAGCTTGGGACAGGAAACGCGATTCGTCCGCATCCTGTGATGAATTCACCCGTCGAAGAAGAGCAACGCGGTGCGGCCGCGAAACCTCCTACTAAGACGTGGAAGCCCAAGGTGTCTGTACCAGCCTCTGCTGTGCACAGTCCTCCCCAGACGGCGCCGCTGGCTATGACGCTGGTGCCTAATCCGCCTCCGGGTCCACCGATTGAACAACAGGTGTCCCGCGTTAGTGAAGGTCGGCAGGTGGCAACTTTCAAAGCACCACCGCCGTGTCCACCCCCACTTGAGCAGGTAAGTGTGACACCCGGCCGCGCCAGTTCATCGACCTCGATTCCACCGGGGTTCTTGAACGAGCAGTTGCTGGAGAGGACCGTATCTCCAATTGGCAGCAACATGCTGGCAGAGCGAGCGGGAATCAGCGGCCACCGAGATCCGAACGGTGGTGACAGAACTCCTTCGCCCCCCCGCCCGGGGGCGGAGGATTTCTAACCTCTCTTACGCCCCATAGAGAGAGGGCCCTCCGGGGCACGGCAGCAGCCCTCCGCATGGGTTGCCTTCGGCTTCGGCCGTCGCGCCGCGTTAACAGCGTGGCACCCCATGACAGCCTCGGTTGACAAGCAAGCAAATCCGTAAAGTCATGGGCCCTGGCCCGGCACTGTGAAGAAAGCCGGGCCCAGGACACAGGCACCCGCCTGAGCGTTACACGGTGACTTTCGTGCCTCCGGCACACCCGCACTGTTCAGTGAACGCGCACTCCCAACGCCCACATGGTGTTGACAGACCGTCAGCTAGCGGCAGTGGCGCGAGCGCCACCCAAGCAGAAGGCTGCTCTCCGGCGCATGTACGAACGACAGGAACGACAGAAGGCGTCCCGGCCACCGCGGGTCCCGCCCGCTCGGGCACCGGGTCCGAAACGGCCGCCACGCATATCACCAGGTCCAAAGAATAAGCCCGCCACGTGCGTGAATTTCATGGATCCTACTTGTCCGCTTCCCGTCCCAACTACCGTCTCTGCTGGTAAAGCGTTGCCACACACCGCGTTGGCATCGCACAACTTTGCTGTGCCAGCCAACCACATCGGTGTTGTGCTAGCGCTGCAATCTCCCGGCACATCCACGGTTGGATGGTCAGCGTTGTTGGACACCAATGGTGTTTTTGTTACTGGTTCAGCCAAGATGTATGACTTACCTACGCTCACGTTCGCGGCTCAAGGTGGCGGTTGCACCGCCTCTCGAGCTATGCGTCTTACTTGTGCCGTGGTAAATACTACGAATGCCATCAACCGCGGTGGCGCTGTTACCTACATCAATTCTGCGCAACGCCTGCCACCAATCGGGAACAATCTAGATCTCGGTTACCTCATCGACGCCATCCGTGACAGCCCTTACCGCAAGGTGACATCAGGTGATCAGTTGCTCGGCACACCCGGCCATCCAAACAAGCTCACGTCATACG